TTAATATATCTGTTAATATATTTTTATCTCTATTAATTATAATTTCAATGCCATTATTCTTTTCTTTCCAGTCTAAGAGCCAATCTAATAATTTATAAGTTTTATAATGTTCTGCTTGAGGATCAGCGAATATAGCATAATCTGCCCTAGGAACTTTATAACCTATACTGCTCATTAAATATAATGCAGTTGATTGTACACCCATACCTAAAGATATTACTTTTAATGGTGCATCTATATCACCTTTAGCATATTTTTTAAAAACATCACTATTTTTCATTTTCTTTCCACTCTAAAAATTTCTTGTAATCATCTAAAAATTCATCATATCTAATTATAATGTAGGTTTCGCCACGATCTTCCTTAACTACTACTGCATCTACAACCTCTGAAGGTTTTAGCCATTCTGCTATCTTTTTGCGACATTTAGCCTGTATTCTTAAATCGCCTTCAAGCAAAACATCAACTTCTTCGTGCATACCCAAAGCTCTACCATTAGAACCCCAAGCTCTTTCTGCACCTACCCCATAAGATTGTGCTTTATCTACAATCAACCTTTCAAATCTATTACCTTTTTGTTTGCTTGGATGTGTCATTTTTAACTTTCCTTATTATTTTTTTTAACTTCTTATTATATCTTAATAATGCTTCATCTGCTTCATCAAGCATTTTTTTTCTAAATTGTTTTTTACATTTACTACAAATCATAAATTTTTCTCAATATTTTTTATTATATCTTTGCATAACTCATAGGGAACTTTACTCCTTTCATAATTATCTTTCAAACCTTGAGTTCCTGTCCTACTTCCTCTTGGAGCTCTTTCATGATTACAATCAGGATTACCATTTTTGCATACAGGCTTAGGCTTCCATTTATAATCATTAGTCCATATGTCAGTTGGCTTTGCTCTTTTTACTTTATCTTTTTCAGGGTTATGGTATTGACAATACCAAATCGTATGCCTTATGTAGTTTTCTTTAGTTATTACAGGTAATTTCCTTAACAACCCTCTTGGATTTTCAATATAAAAATATTTTGGATTTAACATTTTAATAAGCCAATTAGTTTCTTCAATTATTTTTATTCCAATTTCAGCTTCTTTTGTTTTGGGTATGTATGCTCTATTTCCCCCTTTCCAATGATGTCCTATGCTTGCAACACTAAATGTTGTGCAAGGTGGAGATGCCCATATAATATCAGGTGCACCAAATTCATCCAACATTTTGTCGATATTAAAATCAAATATACTACAAACTTGATTTATTTTTTCAAATGGCTCTATGTCAGTAGTATAAGTTTCATATCCAAATTCTTCAGCAACTTTGCTAAAACTCCTAGAACCTGCAAACAATTCTAATACCTTCATATTACCATAACTTTTTTACTTTTTCTAACCATCTATGATACCTTTTATTTGCTTTGAAATTTGTTCCAAATAATTCTCTTATAGCACATTTATGACAAATAGTGCCTATAAACTCTTTTGTAACCATTGAATACCACTCATAGAATGGAGCATGATATTTCCATTCACAACAACATTTACACTTTAGTGATTTCTTCCCAACACACTTCATAAGGCTCGGTTGGAATTTCTCCACCTAATTCTAAAATTCTTTCTAATACTCTGGATATTCTTCTTGGGGTTATTAACATACCTGTTATTTCTGATCTTTTGCCTACATTCTCAAGATAATAAAAATACATATTTTTGTATAGTTTTATAATCATATCTTTATCGCTTCTGTTCATTATGACTCCTATACATGACTATCGCTATTACTATCATAAGAAGGTAGAGTAATATATCTGATGAGGACATTTTTTCTCCTTGTTATGTTTGTGGGAGTCAGAGGAATCGAACCTCTGCATAAGGGGGAATAAAATGAAAGGAGGACTTGCAACCCCCTATTAAAATAAGAACCTTATGTTCCAAAACTCCCATATCATCACAGATGAGATTGACATACTCATTTAAAAAATAAAAATCCGACTATCTTTATTCTTCTTCCTGTGATGAATTTTGATCACAATTCTGCATTTCTTGAAGTGTTTGTTGAGCAACTGATTCAATCATTGAGTCGCCCATAGAAATTATGACTTCTAAGCCTTGAATTGCAATACTTATTTTTTTATTTAAAACTTCATTATCTTTTCTAGCAATTTCTAAATTGAACCTAGCTTCTTCTATTAACTCTCTTGTATCTTTATCCATTTATTCTTCTCTTTTTTAACATTTCTTTAATTGATTTAATTGCTTCTTCTCTTTCTTCATCAGTAGCACTATTCTTTTCCATTTCTCTTTGATATTCCACTTGTCTTTGTTGTTGTTCATAAATCTTATCAACTTTTATAATAGTTTGCCCACCATTATTACAGGCTCTACCAAGCCAACGATTAGTAAACCCTTTAAAATCTTTTTTAGCTTTATTAGTGTTTGTAAGAAGCCATGCTCTGGCTTTCTCGCATTCTGCTTTTATATTTACATTTGGATATGCTTTACTCCACATATCAATCAATTCTTCAGGCATTTCATCAAAAAACTTATTAACTCTATCAGGATATGGGTCAACACTCTTTCCTTGATAGCTAACCTTGCTATATTCTTTGACTAAGTAATCAAAAAACTTTCGAGCATCAACCCATTTCTCCTCGCCATTCACTCTTACTTTGACTTCAAGAAACATCAAAACCACTTACTCGCTTGTTGTTTCTTTTTTCTTTCAGCATAATATGCTCTTTGTTTTTTAGCATCACATTTTTTACAATAGGAATTATAATACCCATTATACTTTTTTGCATTTAATTTGCTTAAAACAACATCACACATTTTACACTTCTTGTCGTTCATTAGAATGGGATCTCATCCACACTACCTGTAGCACTTACACTATCTGTGTTTGATGCACTAACAGATTCTTCTTTTGGCTTAAACTCACTAAATTTAAGGCTCATATATTTTTTAGAACCATCTTTAGAAGTATTAATCCAAGATGCAATTTGCATTTTTTTACCATTAACTTCGCAGTTGCCTGTAAAGTCTGGATGTTTATCACTTTGTTTGTCAGTTTGTCTAAATAATACACCAGTATTATTATTATCATAGTTTGACATTCTTTCTCCTTTGTTTTTTCATGTATTTATATAACATTTCTATATCTTTAAAATTTCCATTACTTTTCATTTGATTTGCTTTTCTTGATATAATTTGCAAATTTCCCTTTATATAACCTTTATCATTATCTATTCTATCCAAAGAAGGAGAATTGTCTGTTGCAACACCAACTCCTACAAATAAAGGAATTTTGTAAATTGGACAATGTTTAGGAATTTTAGGAACATCTTTATATGTATATAATTCAAAAGCAAGATTTTTCTTTATTGCTCTTCTTCTTGCTCCCTCTCTCATTCTTATTCTTGGATCTTTTTTGTGCAATTCTTTTCTTCTGTTTAAATAAATTGGACAATTAATCCTATCCCTATCTCTCTCTAATTTTTTTTTAATGCCTTCTTTAGTTCTGTGCATATTGTCTTTTATCATATTTTTTACAAGTCCTTTTATTATGACATTGTTTTTTACATTTACTGCATCTATAATATTCTAATTTCATTTTACTGGTTTTTTCCCTTTTAACTTACATTGATACAAATATCTTGCCCTTTTATCTAACATTTTTGGTGTTAGGTGAGTATAATCATAAGGCTTAGGATTTACAGCCATACCGATATCTGTTCTTGTAATCCAATTTATATACTCACTCACTCTCATTGTCTAACTCGAATACTGAATGATCTCTACAATTCATACACAATCCAATCTGCAGGGGAACACTAGTATCTATACAAAGTTCATATAATGGTGGTGCATTACAACAAATACTATACCATTCTTCTTCATAAAAATCAGTAACACTCGATTGCATCTGACACCTCCTCTAAATATTGTTTCCATTGTTTTTCATACTTCCAGTAGTATCTAGCAACTTCAGCAATCTCTCTAGCACTAAATGATTTCTCATCTGCTAACCAATTAAGGAAGAAGTAGAACTCGTCATTGATATGACATTTCATTTCTTTTATCATTTTATCATTTCCCATTTTATTTTATAATATAACTTATTATTATCATGATACCTATCTGTTTCGCAGTAAGGTAGCAATTCTAAAATCTTTTTTAAAGGTATAAGTTTGTAAGAGTCAAAGGTGCTTGAATATACAAATAGTGTTAGTGGGAGAAGTTTACTCCAGAACTTGTAAGACATTGTATCTGAGTCCTTGAGCCTTAGTATATCCTTACAACCTTTGACCTCTACAAATACAGGAACACTTTGAAAAATTATAAAGTCAGGCATACTTCTTAATGTGTTAGGAATCTTTATAAAGTCTTTAACTGGTATTGGATCATTGTTTTGTTCAAATCCCAATCTTCTGTAATCAATCCCTTTATTTTCTAAAAACTCAACACACTTATTCTCAGCTAAATCAAAAGCATTTCTTTTATTATAATTTTCAGTATGGTTCATAGTTCTGTTGCTAGTGTTCCTGCTATTATTATTATTCCAAAAAATATTATCCAATCTACCATACTATACTCCAAACCCATCAGACTCAAAACTAGATATATTGCCTTCGTTTGTGCCTTTTTTGTAGTTATGTTTACCTGATGCAACATTACCATCATCATCTTCTGCTTGTAACCCTAATAATGATTGTAATGTATATCTTCTGTAATATGTTATTGCTGATCCTATTTTTTGTGCATCTAAATCAGTAGGTAGTTTTAATGATGATTCAACAGAGCCACCATCTAAATCAAATATAATACTATATTGCTCGCCATCTTTAATAGGTTGCAATAATAATAGCTTATGTTTTTCTAGTATAGGGGTAACTTGTTTAATTAAGGAATTTATATCAAAATACTTTGATTTGTAGAATGGGTTAGTAGAATCTTTACTGATTGCCCCAATCTCACTCTGGACTTTATATAATTTATTATATATACTTTCTTTTTTATTTGTCATTTTAAATTCCCTCCAACTTTATATTACAATAATTTGCTACTTTTTTCATTAATATTTTTGTATAAAGAACCTTATCAGATTCGCAATCTAAATCCATAGTTTGCCAAAAATAATCCAAAGCATCTTCACATTCTGCTTTGCTAACCTTGTTTATTTGCTTTTTATTTGTCATTTTATTCTCCATTGTTATTTATAAACCCATCTTTTTTAATTCTCTATCAACTTCTTGCTTATCTTCATCAGGAATATAACTCCAGTATTTCATCATAAGATTATAAGCGAATTGATATTTAATTAAACCTTCTAATTCTTCTATGTAATGATCTTTATCTGGCTTACTCATTTCCAACTCCCAAGTCATAAGTTACAACTCTCTTTGCATTTGGGTATAAATCATTAATGGTGCAACCTAAAACTTTGCACATTTTTAACAATCTTTCATGATTTGGTGTTCTATTTTCTGCAATATAATTAGATATATCAGTTTTAGATACTCCAACTTGCTCTGCAATATGATTGGCTCTTAATCCTGACTTTAATATAACTTCTTTTATGTTATTCACGACTTTCTCCTATGTAATTAAAATCTAATACTAAAATATAAATAATAATTTTCATTATTCAAAACTTTTTTTTATTTTCTTGTAAATATAATATAAATTTGCATAATTCAAATATAATGTGTATAATATAGCCCTGTATTTTTTGGTTAAATACTTTTTGGTACAGGGATTTATAAAAGAGCCACACAAAAAGGGGGATCTGAGTACATGGCTCAAAGTAGATAAACAGACAGAATACTTTCTCAGGCGATAGTATATTATTGTAGAATGGCTGTCCATATTATAACTGATACTGGTTATAATTGCTATTAAATGGCTCTATGAAGGATATAATAGCAGATCTAACTTCTTGATTATTATCAGGGGGAAGGATACTGCTATTCTGGATATAAAGGATATAATAGAATATATATAATAATATATAATTAATCATTTATAATTTTTTATAAATTCTTTTAAACTACTTGTTTTTGAATTAGTATCAAAATCTACAATTAAATCATATAAATCAATCAATACATCACTAGAATAACAATTTTTTATAGCATATATTAATTCTTCTTGTAACTTTTTATTTTTCATTTTCTCTCCATTTTTATTATTATAACATCAATTAAATTATCTATTATAAAATATAATATCAGTAATATAATTATCCAGATATAACAACTTATATTAAATAATAGTTTAAATTCTAAAATTCTACTTAAAAAATCTTGATCTGGAATCATTATAATATTATATCATCATTTATATAAACATTGCATTTTATAATATTTAATGCCTTAGTTTTTAATAATAAATTTTGTAATAACATTAATTGTCTTGTATTGCCTTCTTTATAATCAATATTTAAATCATCTTTTTTTAATTCTAATAAATCAACTAGTTTTAAATAATCTATTTTAACTGATTTATTTATAATATTATTATCTTTTTTAATTTGTACTATATACCTGTAATTAATATCATTTAAAGAATGGTTATACCTATAACTA